ATCGGGAAAAATTGTGACGACCGGATGGACGCTCTCGACACTCACCTCGAATATGGGGCATATCTCCTTCAGGGAGATCAATACGATCACCTATATCGCGGCAGGCAATTATATTTCAACGATTGATCCGGGCAGCACATCGACCGGCCCGAACTTCAACGAGAAAGCCTTCGCGCTTCCTACCGGATACGTGGCCATCGACATCTGCCAGGCAGGGCAGTATTACTTCATTCTCGCGGAGACAAGCGACCTCATCTCGAACAAGTCGGTGATCTTCATCTGGGACGGCGTATCTCCTCAATATACCGATCAGATCCCGGTCCCTATGGGCGGACCCCAGTGGATATATAACTTCAAGCAGACGGTGACGATCTGCTGCACCGCTGGCGGCAAAATGAAGCTGTTCTACCTGAATGCGCCGACCGTGGGCGCCCTCTGCAAGGCATATCCGAACATTCAGATCCAAAACGTCCAGCTTCCAAACCAGACGCTGTGGATAGGAGCGACCGGAAACCACGGCGTCAACTGGGTGGTGCCGGTATCTCCCTCAAAGTCGGTATTCGTGAAAGACGACATCCTGTACTTTGCATTGTGGAAATTCGACAAGACCGCGCTCTATGCGCTGGGCCAGCTCGACTCAAAGAGTCCGTTCGCGCTCTGGCTCGCAAAACGATTCAGCACCGCAGACTATAGCCAAATGGTACCCTTCGCGGCCTACTGCTTCGGACAGAAAATCTTCGCCGCATTCCAGACCGGCTATTTCACGCAGGGAACGAACGCGACGAATTGCGCGATCTGCGACCCGGCGATCGCCAACAGAAGCTCTCAAGCGATATTCACCAGCACGTGGGATGACGACGGCGAGCCAATGAACCCGAAAGACCTCATCCGGGCATATATGCAATCCTATCCGATCCCGCGCGGCTGTTCGCTCCAGCTCAACTTCGCATTCGATTATGGGACGACCTATACGACCATGGTGCAGGCCGGAAATAGCATCATGAATACCCTCAACCAGGTATTCTCGATCATGCGCCCGACCGGCGCCCTCAACAAGAAGCTATTCCAGTGGCAGGTAGCATTCACATCGAGGCAATCCGTGGTGACGACCCTGAACGGCACTATCACCTACTCTGCGACGACCGTGGTCATCACCTCTGGGACTGGGTTTGTAAACGGCGACATCATCAGCATCGACCAAGAGCAGATGACGATCGTATCGGGAGGTGGAACGACTACGCTCACCGTTACGCGCGGCACAAATGGCACGATAGGATACCCTCATACGAGCGGTGTCAATGTGGTAGATCTAAGCGTAGCCCCACAGCTCACCGCAGTCGGGATGAGAAAAATAATCAAAGCCCTCGATGCCTAACGAACTCGAAGACATCCAAGAACAAATCGACTTCCTCTTTGCGCAGCTGAACAGCCTGAAGATCAACACGCTCCAATCAAATAGCGGGTATGGATCTGTGCCGATGTTCACAACGGGAGGTGCCGCTTGTGCAACGACCTTGAGCGCGGCGATAACCTCGATCACGCAGACTGCCATCACGGTGGCCGCAGCGATCAACATTTTGAACACGACCTATATGCTGATCGATGACGAAATCGTCCAAGTGACCGCCGGAGGCACTACGACAAGCCTCACGATCCTTCGGGGCCAGTTCGGCACGGTCCCGGCACTCCATGCGAACGGCGCCGTCGTAGACAATTCGCTCAATCCTTTTACCTATCTTAATCCGCTGAACCACGTACCTCTAAAGATCGCCATGAACGCGAGCTTCGTGATCGGCACGACCACAATCGGCATATCGAATGGCATCTATGAGTCACCGAAAGCGACGACCAACAACAAATCGCGGCAGATCTTCGAGTTCGCCATCCTTCAGCCAGGAACCGCAAGCGCACCGGCATATAACGGAATCACTACCCTTGGCGCCGCAATCACGACGACCACCGCAACGACGATCACGGTCACCTCGGGAACAAATATCGCAAACGGCCAATATATTCAGCTCGGATTGATGCCTCCACAAGCGGGAGAAATCATGCGCGTCGTGGCAGGCGGCGGTACGACGACATTGACGGTTCGGCGAGCGCAGCTCGGGTCGACGGCTGCGACGTACTCGAATGGTTCAGCAGTCTACCTATTCCCATACGGATACGTGTGCTATTTCATCCTCGGCGGGAACGGCATGCGTGCATGGATCGTGACGACGCCGAAAAATGTGATCGTATTTTTTACGCAGATCGGGTCGGGATTTGCGAATACGACTCTCAACTTCACCCTCGACACTCTCGGCTAAAATATAAATGATATATAATTAAAACAATGGACAAAATCACGAGTTTCATAAAATCGATGTTCGGAGGTGGGGGCATCAGCTCTCCCGGATCAACGATGGTCGGAAGCTCTCCCTCGGCTGGATCCTCTGTGCCATTCGCGGCGCCAGCGCTGAATGCCGGCGGCATGACATTCTCCCCTGCTCCGCAGATCCCCGCAGCCGCAAGCGCGGCCGCTCCCGCTGTTTCTGCCGCGGCTCCGGTAAATACGAAAAAGGCATCGAGCACGGCGCCATCATCCGCTACGCCAGCATCTCCTGCCGCACCGGCTGCAAGTTCGAGCGCGGCGCCAGCCACTGCTCCCGCATATATTCCTTTCACTGGGTACGGCACTCCTCCGGGCCTCACACAGACAAAAACTCCGCAGGGCGGAACGGCATGGCAGGACGCACAGGGCAATATGTATATTCAAGATGCTGGAGGATTCAAACTGGTGACCTCATTGCCGGGCCAGAATCAAACGACAACGAGCTATTCCACTCCAGCCGGGCCGGTATCACCGGCATACGCTGCCGCGGCCGCAGATGGATCGAGCGGACAGTCAGCAAGCGATATCACGGCAGTGACGAGTCCTTCCGCGCAACCCGGAGCGAACGTGAACGTGGGACCGACAGCGCCGACCGTTTCATCCGGCACTGGGCTTCCCTCATTCAGCGCAGGAAGCGTTCCCTCGACCTTCGACCTTGGATCGATCACCTCGAGCCTCGCAAGCGTAGAAAGCGGACTCTCCGATGGATCAATGGACGCTCCTACGGCATCCGATACGATCGCCAAACTTCAGTCCGCGATCAATGACGAGATCTCCTCGGCAACGGCCGCGCCATCGACGCCTGGCGGAACGACCTACAACGTGGCTCCTTCGACAGTATCGGGAGGAGATCCAACGATCGATAGCGCCATTGCTTCGGATCCGGCGACATTCAACGCGCTTAATGCACAATTCGGCGTCCCACAGCTTCAGACGCAGTACATCAACGCCCTCACCGGAGTGAATAGCATCAATGCGGCCGTGACGAAGCTGACCGACGAGATCAACAACAATACCGACATCCCGCAATGGCTCGCGGTGCGACAGGTGGCATATCTCGCAAATAAAGCGAGCGAATTGACCGGCCCGCTCACCAATCAGGCGAACACGATCAAGGCGCAACTCTCCTATGCGACCTCGAACATGAAGCTCTACTACACGCAACAAAACACGCAGGCACGGCTTGCGCTCACTTCGAACGCGCAAATGCAGGCGCAGTTCAAAACGGCACTCGCAAACGGCGGCATCAATGCGGCAGATCCAAATAGCATTGCTTCCTGGTCCTCGATCACCGGATTCCCGCAATCAGAGGTATATGCGATGGCATCGAACGCCAATCTCACGAAAGCACTCACGATATCCGGCAAGCAAGCGACGCAGGCCGCGAATAACATGATGCTTGAGGCAGCGAACGATCCGAACTATATCGCCGGCATGGCAGGCGCCCTCGCATCCGGTGCGCTCACGATCCAAGACCTTCCCTATGCAACCGGCCGAGGCACGATCGGATCCGCGCTCACTTCGAAAATCATGATGGCCGCACAATCAATGGCGAATGCTTCAGGAAATCCGAACGGTATAAATTTCTCGGCGCTCCAAGCTCAATATGCTTACTCCGCGAGCCCGGCAGTGAAGACACAGATCGCCGCCATTCAAACGACGCAGAACATGGCGCAGCAACTCATGAACCTTTCGCAGCAAGCCGAACGCAGTAACTATCCGACGGTCAACGCAATGCTCAAAGCGACCGGCATCGAATTCGGCGGAACGACTTATAACAACTGGAACCAATTCATGACGGCATACCAAGACGCACTCTCCGGAGCGCTCGGGTACGGATCGGCGACCGAAATGACGCGCGCAATGGCTATGGAATGGGCAGATCCAAATCAGTCGCCTGCACAATTCATCTCGGCATTTAACAATGTTGTTACTCCCGCTCTTCAGGCAAAGGCTGACGCCTTCGCTTCACAGATGGGACCGTTCGCCGGATCAGCAAATCTCACATCGCCAACATCTGCAGCACAAACGGGAGCGGGATCGACCGCTGACCCTGCAGGGCTTGGACTATGATCTAACGAAACAAGAAATTAATAAAAATATGGATCCACAAAAAAACCTCTCACCGTTTCTCACTCCGGCATCACCGGCAACCGCCGCGGCTCCTGCAGTAGTGCCGGCTCCAACTCCCGCAGCGGCCGCACCGGTAGCACAAACTCCACCGGCTCCGGTCCCGGCACCTTCTGCGACCACTCCGGCCGCGACAACCGTCCCATCCGGCAAGGGGATGACGCTCGAGCAGCTTGGGCAGATGATCAAAACGCAAAATCCAACGTATGCCCCTTACCAACAATATGGTGATGGGTTTTTGGGCATGGTAGCCGCCTCGAAAAATCCGCAATATAAAACCCAGCTCGATCCCAGCCAGACCTCCCGAATCCCTGCAAATATCGATCAACACATCGCCATGTTCAAGCAGGCGATAGCAGATCAGAACCCGCAACCGGCCGCAGCACCGGCAGATGATACCGGCGGACCGCTCAATTCGGGCGTCCTTCCCCAGTTCGCCACCGGCGTCGATAAATCGGTCATTGGAACCGTTGGCGGCATCGGAACACTCGGCATGAAACTCGGAAACTGGATGTCGAAGATCCCCGGCCTTGGCTATCTCTATACCGATCCGAACGGAGCCGCCGCAAAATCCGTCGACGCAGTGAATGCCGCGGCGCAACCCTCGAACGACGTTCAGGGCGCAGGTAAAATCACCGGAGACATGGCGCAGTTCTTCATTCCGGGCGGAGCCGAGGCTGACGCCGTGAAAGGCATCAGCGCAGGGGTGGATGCGGGAAAGATTGGCAACATGACCCTCGACTATGGAAAGATCGCCGACGTCCTCGGCCCCAAAGCACCTGATATCATCAAGGGCATTCTTAAGGTCGCCGGCGCCGGAGCAACAAGCGCGACATCAATGGCGGCCGTGACTGCCGCAGAGACTGGCGGCAATAAAGCACAAACGGAGCAAGCGGCAGGATTGGGTGCGGTCGGCGGATCACTCACCGAAGCGCTCTCGATGGCAGCGCCGGCACTCGGCAAGGCTCTCCAGCATGCCGACTTCAAGCTCTCGCCGGTCGCATCCGCCAAAGCATCAAAAGTAGCCGACGACGCGGCGAGTTTCATGCAAACGAATAAGATCCTCGGATCGGAATCGAGCAAATATCGCCAGCTATCCGATATCACCGGAAACCTCGAAAGCACTCTCCAAAAATCTATCCCCGACCTGAAGGTTCCAAAGACGCAGATCGTGGACGGAATCAATCAGGGCGTCGAGGTGTTTCAAAAGAGCAATCCGGCAGTATACCAAGTTGCCCGCGCCGATGCAGATGAAGCGATTAAGACGCTCCAAAAAGACCCAAGCGCGAAGATCACGACCGAAGACACTTTGAACGGCAAGCGATCATGGGGCCAGCGAGCATTCAATACGACAAAATATAAAACGCAGAATCCGACCGTAAGCTCGGAAGGCGCATACGCGGTGGAAATGGCATATCAGAAAGCATTCAGCGATTCCCTCGATCGCGTAGGAGGCACGATCAAGCTCCCTTCGAATCTTCAAGATATGTTCGGCGGCAAGAGCGAAGTGGGCATCGATGAGTTCAATAGCATATATAGCAAAGCGATCAATTCGCGGAACCTCACGATGATGGCGCAGAAGAATCTCGACACCGGACTCGTCGGCCGCATGTTCGGCATCTTCGCGGGAAGAATGCTGGGCGAGGCCATTATGCCGGGTGTGGTAGGAGAAGTGGCAGGTATGACCGTCGGAGAAATAGCGTCGAAGAAAGCGCTTGGACTCATTCGCAACGTGGGTGAGAAGGTCGCGGCCGGTTCAGGTACGCCGGGCGTGGTGGCGAAGGCGGCGACACAACTCCCAAAGGTCATTCAAGGGAGTACGAATGAAGCGCAGCAGAGCCAATAAATCAACGAGTGTCGTAGCTGACGATGCAGATGCAGACGACAACAAAGATGATAAGAAGGATTGTTCCCATAAAAAAATTATACCATAACCAATGAAATACGTCATCTTCACATTCTCGGGCGAAGGACTGGCACTCGCTGATCAGCTTCAGCGCGAAGGCCAGGACGTTACGGTCGCGCAGATCAATGACCTCAAGAAGATCTGCCTCAAAGAGGAGCTAAAAGGACTCGACCCCGAACCGCCAGAGAAGAAAAAGGCGCGTCTCTCGATGTTTGATGGCGTGATAAAAAAGCACGATGCAGATCAGGTGATCGCCGCGCTCAAAAAGGTAAAGAAGACCGAGGAGTATTTCATATTCTTCGACTTCAATCACTGCTTCCAGTATGCCGAGCAGATCTCCGGCATGGGGTTCCACGGTAACTTCCCAACGGAAGCAGATCGTCGCTTCGAGACGGACCGGGACGCCGCAAAGGACTTCGTGAAGAAAAACTATACCGGCGTGAAGATCGGCGAAAAGCATGAGTTCAAGACGATCGACGAGGGCAAGGCGTTCCTCGAGGAAACCGACGAGCTGTGGGTGCTGAAGCCGTTCGATGACAACTCCGACGCAAAGACGAAAGTGCCGGACGCAACGGATCCCGAGCAGGCATCGAAAGAACTGATCACCGCACTCGACGCGCACAAAGAAGGGTTCGAATCGCAGGGATACGTGATGGAGCTGATGATCCCAGACGCGATCGAAATAACGCCGCAGCGCATCTACTACAACGGCAAGCCAATCTATACCTCCTGCGATATCGAGCTGAAGCGCCTCGGGTCGGGCATTGGCCCCATGACCGGATGCACGGCGGATCTCGTGTTTCAAATCGCCGACGACTCAAAGCTTGCAAAAGTGGCATTCCCGGAGATCGTGGAAGCGATGGCAAAAAAGCACAAGGGAATGTTCGTGTGGGATATCTCGATCCTTTGCAATCCGCACAACGGAAAGCTCTACATGGGCGAGTTCTGCCCAAACCGGGTGGGATACAATGCCTTCTATACCGAAACGTCCCTCGCTTGGGCGGTCTCGGATTACTTCGAGGATCTCGTCGCCGGCAAGAACCCGCTTGAGGGAGCGAAGCAATTTGCGGCATCGGTGCGCATGTTCCTGATCCGCGAAGGAGGCGTGAAAGAAGATGTTGGCATTACCGTCGACCGGGAGGCGTTGGACGATATCTGGTTCGTCGACATGAAGAAGGGAGAGAGTGGTATAATGACAGCAGGATATATCTGGGACGTCTGCATTGCGACCGGCCAAGGTGACACGATCGAGAAAGCGGCCGAGAACGCCTATCATCACTCGGAGGCGGTGCAGTTCGACAATAAATATCAACGTCAGATGTTCGACTTCCTGTCGGAAGAACCGGACTCACTCGTAAAACGATACGATTATGGCAAAGAAGCGAAACTCTATTAACGACGATGCGGGCAGTAACCCTTCATTCCCAACGCATGATTACAATTAGCACACAGCAATCGATATTTTTCAGGATAGGCTTCATTCTTGGCGATTTGATAGATAGATGTACCAGTGGATTTTCTATGTTTGTTGCCGCCACCGGCGACGTGATCAACTTCCAAAAACTCATCAGTCGTTTCGCCGCAGCAAGCACATTTGCCTCCGTAAGCATTCAAACATTCTTTTCTCAATTTAAGTCGGTATTTCTTTTGTACAGCGCGATGTTTTTCGGATCCCCACGTCGCAACGCGGTTTTTGTCATAAGCATCTCTGCATTTTTTACAGTCGTTAATATAGCCATCCTTCATAGTGGAGTTCTTATAAAAATCACTTAATGGCTTGACCTTGCCACAGGTCCTACAACATTTATGAACATTCATATAAAAACTATACCTCACAATAAGCAAAGATACGATACATGCGGAGATTGGATTTTTAAGAACGGAAAGCTTGATAAAATTCTAGTGTCGGACATGAAGAATGATGACTACGCATTTCTAATAGGCATCCACGAAGCGGTCGAGGCGTGGTTGTGCCAAAAGAGAGGCATCACGGAAAGGCAGGTCAACAAGTTCGATATGGATTACGAGAAAAATAGAAAGAAGGGAGATCTCTCGGAGCCGGGCAACGATCCGATGGCGCCCTATTTCAATGAGCATCAGTTCGCCACGCATATCGAAAAAATGCTTGCGCGAGAGATGGGCATTGACTGGAAGAAATATAGCGACGTCGTCGACAATTTATAAATTAAAACAAAAAACACCATGATTGAATTTACAAAGCTAGGCGCAGTCCACGAAGAAGATCCTCAAGGCTTCAAACTTGGACAGATCCAGGTACCGGTCGCGGGAATCCCAGATCAATACCTCTGCAACGACGATGGGCCACTCGTGACCGATCTCCCGATCCTTATGCAAGGCCAGTCGCCGGAGTGCGGCGGGTTCAGTCTCGCAACCCTGATCAACTTCTTCAAGAAAGCCGGTGCATCGCTCTCGGGGAGCTTCACCTACGCATTCGAAAAGACCGTGGACGGATTGCCGACCATCCAAGGAACCCTCATCAGCGCCGTTGGTAAAGCTGGAGCGCAGGCAGGATCCTGCCTCGATACGCTATTCCCAGATGACGGCGCCGGAAACACGTTCGTAGAAAATCCGATATTCTCAACCGCCAGCCCTGAAGCGGTAGCGGATGGAAAGACACGTCTCATGGGTACCCCATTCCTCCTCGATGACCTCTCAATCGCGGGCATCCAACAGGCGCTCTACCAGAATGGCGCCGTGATCCTCGAAGTTCAGGTGGGCAAGGAATGGTGGACGGCCGCCAACGGCGCTACCTCATGGAACGCCGAAGACATTCTCCCGATCCGTCCGCCGGCAACCGTGATCGACTCGCACTTCATCTGCGTCATCCCTTACGACCAGAAAAATGATCGCCTCTGGTTCGCTAACACGTGGTCAACCGAATGGGGAAAGAACGGCTGGGGATATCTCCAATCGAACTACGCGCCATTCATCAAAGCCGGCATAGCATTCAAGAATATCCCGCCGAGCGTGTTCAAAGCGCTCACCATGGGGCAGATCGAAATCGCGCAGCAGATCCTCTCCGACTTCTCGGCGGTCTTGAAAGATATCGCCGCAGAAGCAAAGGTCGCAACCCAATAGCATCATCATGAACATACTCCTTCAAACGTGGGCGGTCATCGGCCCCTATGCCATCACCGGAGCAGTGGTCAGCTTGATCGTGCAATTTACGAAGAGTTTCTTCGCAAAGAGCGCACACAAGCTCCTTTGGGCGATCGTGATATCCATTCTGGGCGGCGTCGTCCTCCAGTTTGTGTATCTCATCCCGACGAATTGGTTCGGCACGATCGTGGCGGTTCTCGCTTCGGCGAACACCGTCTATCTCGTCGTCATCCAATGGTTCGAGAGCGATACCCCGGCGCCAGCGGTAACTGCATCGGTCGCAGCAACGAGTTAAAGACAAGCGCCCCATTTTCGTGGGGCGTTTTCTTCAGCTCATTGAGAACTGAAAAGGAGAAACCATGTGTCCGCAAAAGGTCTGTCCGAAGTGCTGCCTACGCATTCCCGCTCACGCAACGGAATGCACGACCAACGGCTGTCATCATATCTTCGACGACTCCCAACCGAGCGTCGCGCCCATCGGCCGTACCTACCCCGCCGGGATCAATCCCGACCTCGACGGCGCGAATGAGGACCGGATCCTCCGGCACTACTATCTCAACTGAAAGGGAGGTGATCCAAATCTAAGGGAGTCCCAAAACGCCTCCCACAAGGGGACATTCGCGCCAAACAGCCGGATGTCCCTTTTTCTATCAAAAAACGAAATAAGCCGTTCATAAGGGGCAAAAGTGGCATAATAAAACGCCCCTTGAAGCTCAATAAATGGGCTGGGGCGTACCTGGGTACTGAATAGAACGTATAGCGACACAAAAAGAAACGCGCGGCAAGGGGTAAAGGTTATGCACAGTTAGCCGTTGACGGCTAAAAGAAATTGGAGCATACTGATCAAGACGAGTGGAGGGGGCGGGAATGATGCCCTTCGGGGAACGCATGAAACCCCAGAGTCCCCCACCCCGTCCAAACTAAAGGTCGGAAAGCGAAACGTAACGCACAATGAAAAAAAAGAAGAACGCCCTCGCTGGAGGGAAAGCACTATACAAAAAACGCGGAAGAAGCTGGATGCAAACGCTCGGGAGAAGGAGTGCGGCAAAGCGAAAAAAAGCGCTAAAGATGCTCGAAGCATCGGAGAAAAATAAAAAGAAGAAATAATGGAAACCGCTATAACAATAAAATCAGTAGAACAGATCGAGAAGGACAAGGAAGTGAAGACCTTGGTCCAGGGAGCGACGGCGATGATGGCGGCGATCAGCGATCATGAAGTGAAGGATATGGAGTCGAGCAATGAAGCGAACAAGATGCTCCTCGACGCCCAGCAGATCCTGAAGACCATCGACGCTCGGAGAAAGTTCTTCGTGGATCCATACAAAGCGGTGGCGAAGGGGATCGACGCGATCTTCAACCGCACATACGATCCGCTCGATGTCGCAGTACGCTCACTGCGCACGAAGATGGGAGACTACGCGATGAAGGTGGAGCGCGAGGCTCGGGAAAAGGAAGCGGCCATCCTCAAGAAAGAGGCCGAAGGAAGGATCAAGCCGGAGACGGCAGTGAAGCAGATGGCGAAGGTAGAGACGATCGCACCGATCGCACGAAGCGAAGCCGGATCGATCAGCTACCGCACCGACCAGAAGCTCCGTATCGTGGACGCAACGAAGATCCCGCACGAATACATGGTGCCGAACGAAGCCATGATCTTCGCAGCACTGAAGGGAGGGCAAAAGGTCGCCGGCGCCGAACTCTACGAAGTGAAAACCCCAGTGGGTCGCAAATACTAAGATGATCATCGAAGAAAAAGACTTCAAATACATGTCATCGGCCGCTGGCGAAGAAGACCTCTGTGGATTCATCATCGAAACGCTCGGCGACGCATGCGAGATGGCGAAGAAGAACTACAACGCCGATCCCGGCAAGATGAGCGACAAAGCCAAGCAGGCATTCTACTGGAGAGCGAAGATGCTTGAGCATGCGATGCTATACGTCGAAGACTGGAAAAATTCAATATAACCATGGACCTCGAACGCAACCCCAGCCAAGACTACTGGACGATCAAGGCCATGACGACATACGGCGGGGGATTCGTGAAAGCCCTCGGCCACGCGGCCGCGCAAGCCGACGACAACAACCTGCGAAGGATTAAAGCGGCCTTCCCCGAATACTGGAAGCAATACGCCGACATGGGGACGCACCTCGAAACTGCGGACGCCGCGAAAAGAATAAAGCAATCATGAAGAAATATAAATTGACAGAGGAAACGAAGATCAGCGAATGGTCTGGTAGAAAGGTGACGCGCATTGAGGCAATCATCGACTTCGGACTGGTCAAGGCGGGTACGAAAGGTGGTTTCGTCGAAGACGAACGAAACCTCAATGTTGAAAAAGAAGCCGGCAACGCTTGGGTGTACGGCGACGCTGAGGTGTCCGGCAACGCTTGGGTGTCCGGCAACGCTCGGGTGTACGGCGACGCTTGGGTGTCCGGCGACGCTCGGGTGTACGGCAACGCTCGGGTGTACGGCGACGCTTGGGTGTCCGGCGACGCTCGGGTGTACGGCGACGCTTGGGTGTACGGCGACGCTTGGGTGTCCGGCGACGCTCGGGTGTACGGCGACGCTTGGGTGTCCGGCGACGCTCGGGTGTACGGGAAAATAAAATGCGAGACCGGCTACTACTTTGCCTTCAAATCGAAGGAATGGAAAGTGACCGAGATCGAGCTTGAGGACGGCGATAAGGTCCTCTACCACGAATAACATGAGAAAAAAAATAACCAAGAAGGATACCTCGCTTGCCATCGCCTCCGAGAACAAGGATATGACGCCAATGGCTCTCATGGCGCTCGCGGTGGCGAAAGGAGATACCTCGATCGAGATCATGAAGGGCATTATGGATCTTCAAGACCGGCATGAAGCGAAGATGGCAAAGAAAGCATTCGACGAAGCCATGGCACGATTCCAAGCACTCTGCCCGACCATCAAGAAAGACAAGGCGGTGCTGAACAAGCCGGAGAAAGGCGGCGGACTACGCTATAAATTCGCACCTCTCGACAGCATCGTGGGGCAAGTGAAGAAGATCCTGCAAGAGTGCGGGTTCAGCTACACGATCACGGCGAAGATGGAAGGAAATCAGATCACGGCGATCTGCAAAGTGACACATCAGCTCGGCCACAGCGAATCATCAAGCTTCCAAGTCCCGACGGATCCGGACGCATACATGAACGTGCAGCAGAGAGTGGGCGCCGCGCTCACCTTCGCAAAGCGATATGCCTTCTGTAACGCCTTCGGCATTATGACCGGCGACGAAGACAATGATGCGAACCAGGCGCCTCCGACGATCGGAAAAGGAGCGACAGCCACTGCGCCGGCGAAAGGGCAGGAACCGGAGAATAAGATGGACGCTACCCGGATGAAATACATCGGGACGCTCGCCGCGAAGAAGGACGTGAAGGGACTCGAACAGCTCCGCGAGCAGATCAGTGAGAACGTCGACCTCACGAATCAGGAAAAAATGAAGTACATGGGCCTGATCAATGACCACCTCAAGAGCCTCAAAAAATAAGCTCTGGTGGCCCCGGCCGTACATCAGCTGGAGCGCATTCGAGAAGTGGACCGGCAGTCCGAATGAGTTCGTGAAGCACTACTGCCCGCCTCAATGCCGATCGTGCGGAGAGATCCTCTGGCGGCCGGACTGGGAAAGCGGGAAGTGCCACACCTGCGGCCAGCCGGTGATCAGCGAATGGACGAACCCCCCGATGCAGATCGGACTCCGGGTGGCGGACATGCTTGAATCGGACGATCCGCAGGAAGACGAAATGCTCGAACACTACCGCACCTTGCTACCAAAATATCCGCATAGAGAGTTCGCCATCAACGAGGAGTTCGCGGGCATCCGGTTCGCCGGCAAGCTCGACGGATGGAACCCCGGCACGATGACGATCGGCGAATACAAGACCGGAAAGGATTGGAGCCAGCGCCGGGCGGACGAACACCGCCAGCTCGACTTCTACCAGCTCCTGATCTTCCTGCTCTACGGAAAGCTCGCCGAACGCATCAGGCTTCACTGGATGCCGACTCGATTCAACTTCGGGACGATGCTGCCCGAGCTGACCGGCGCCATAGAGACATTCGAGACCATGAGGACGAAGGCTGACGCGCTTAAAATGGCCTCCGATGCCATAAAGGCATACCAAGAGATCGGTGAGCGATGCGGAAGCCTACCTATGCCCAGCGGATACACAGGGCTATCCCCAGAAAAATAATGGTAATCCCCAAGATATACACAGGGCAAAGTGAGCAACCATATGGCTCAAAATGAAGATTCGATGAATTTTGAGGGGTCGCTAATAACAATAAGTTCTTATCTTCTCTTCAGATCTTAAGATTCTCTTAAATAAGATTTGCGGCAAAAAATTAAAAAAACGACCATGCCAACACCAACAAAAAAGCCGTTCGACATAGCGAAGCACAATGCTCTCTACCTCGAGCGCGGCTGGATCCATGCCGACGATTGCGCATGCAAGCTCCGGGAGAATCAACCCGGGTACGCGCCGGTCACGATCAAGCCTCAAAAGACGAAGAAGGCAAAAGCAGAACCCGCCCCGGACGTCGACCAGGACGATGAAAATATACCCGGCACATTCGAGCCGCTGTTCGAACCAGACGAGGACGAGGCCGAGCCACGATTCCTATGATCCAAGAAACATCCGTAGAAGCGAGGAACAAAATGAACATGGGCAGATTGGCGAAAAATTATAAAGCCCTCTTGGAATCGAAGCTGTCACTCACCGATCAGGAAGCCGGCATGCTGATGGAAATAGCACCATCGACGATATCGGGCATCCGATGCCCACTCGTCCGCACCGGCGCCGTGGTGAAGGATATAAAGCGGAAGTGTCGAGTCACCGGCAATACCGCCTTCTCATGGAAACTCGCACCATTGCAAAAAGTCGAAACACAGCCGATCGCGCACGACGAGCTGATCCCCGGCCTGAGATTCATCCAAGGACCACTGCTATGAAATTCATCACGAACATGCTCGTTATCAACCAAAAGAATACCGCTCCAGTATGAATAGGAGAAATTACCGAAAGCTGATGTACGTGAAGATCGATCGCATCGTGTCGACGAATAGCAAACTCGACCGGGCCGTGATCGAAGAAATCAAGAAGGATATCGACCTCGAAAAGCTCACAGCATTCCCAGCGTGGCACGATGGATCCCGAAACGAATGGGTCATCACGGACGGCAATCATCGCCTCCAAGCGCTCAAGGAGCTGGAATACGCATACGTGCCGATCGTGGAGATATCCCGGAAGGAGTTCGATCTGATCGCGTGGGAGAAAAAGGAAATCGACATCATCGTCGTGGTGCCGAAAAAAATAAAAGTAATAGGTATATAATCATGGAAATAAGAGCGAGAAAAGTGAGCGCGGAGAAGCGGCAGCAGGTTCGGGAAATGCTTAAATTCTACCGACGGCAAAATGGCACGGCGCTGGCAGTCAACCCAGACCTCGCCGTGAAGCTCCGGGAGAACAAGATCAACCCCGAGCTGTACGCGATCCGCATGACGGAAAAGGTCACCGCGAATATAAACGCATGAAAATAACGCACATAGACCTATTCTCCGGCATCGGCGGAGCAAGCATAGCAGTAGATGAAGTATTCGGAAAAAATAACGTAACCCACATATTCTGCGACAATGAACCATTCGCCCAAGCAATCCTCAAAAAACACTGGCCCGAAGCACCTATCATCGGAGACATCCGGGCCTTTACTACCAACGCCGACATCAAGCGACGCGTTCACGGGGAATCTAAAAAGCAGTCAGCAAAAACCCACAACGAAACACTCAGTGAATTTATCGCAAGCGTTGGATCACCCTTTATACTCACCGGCGGCTTCCCATGCCAACCCTTCAGCCAAGCCGGACGAAGAAAAGGAACGGATGATGACCGTTATCTCTGGCCGGAAATGCTTAGGGTTATTCGAGAGTTCAAACCTCAATGGGTCATCGGTGAAAATGTTGCGGGACTACTTACTTGGGACGAGGGCGTGGTACTCGAACAAGTGTGCCTTGACCTGGAAGGTGAAGGTTACGAAGTACAACCGTTCGTTATACCAGCTGTCGCCGTCAATGCGCCGCACCGAAGGGACAGGGTCTGGATTGTTGCCCACCGCGAGAGTGGGAGGGAACGGTTCGGCAAGCAAAAAGGAAATTGCAATGGGGAATCCAAAACACAGATTAGAAACGACAATCGAGATGCTTCCAACGCCAGTAGTAAAACCCACGGAAGATGTTGTTATTGTCCCGGTTGCGATAAAGGATGGGATGAATGTACCTGCGATGCTTCCCACGCCAGACAGCCACATGGAACGAGGAGTAGCGAAAGAGTGGAAGCCAATAAGACCGAGCGGAGCGCACGCATCGTTTCCTCTGAACGAGGCAGTAGCTGGGACGAAAACTGGCTTGAAGTTGCAACCTGGCTTTGTGGAGTATTTAATGGGCTATCCGAAGGATTGGACAAAGATATGAGTGATGGGGTATTATTGAAGTATGCCCCGACCCTCAATGCTATTACCCGACAAGATTTGCCCTATCTGTGGAAAGGTTTTCAATCGAAAGCGTTTCAATGGCGTATTGGAAGATTCGACACGGTACAAGACCCGGATTACGTGTTCGCAGTCCTGTGGAAACTCAAAAATCGAGCCGACAAGCAAATCTGCCTTCCGTTCGAAAGCGAAGAAGTTCAAAACGCTTATATGCGAAATGTGTGGGACGACGAAAAATCTCGACGCGCATCACGTGGACCGGAATATCAAGAACAATACGCCAGAGAACATCAAGACACTTTGTCATCCATGTCACATGAAGTCGCACTGGCGGCGGCGGAAATCCAAAAGTCGTTTTTGAAAGATAGGAACGCTCGGCTCAAAGGACTCGGCAACGCCTGGGTCCCACGGGTGGCGGAGGAAATCTTTGCCGCCATTAAACATATCGATCGAACATAAAAAACTATGAACACATCAATATCACTCCTGCTCCAATTGGCACTCTTCATGATCACGAAATATCCGTCGACCACGACGATCGCCATGGCGCAGCAGGCAGTGACGGTAGCTGAAGAATCGATAGCGGCCGCACCGGCGCCGGTAGCGGAGACGGCGCCAACGCCGGTGCAGACATCAACCCCCGAGCCGCACATTGGCATCATCGCCATGCCGGCATACTAGCCATGAGAAACATCCTGCAAATCACAAACGATCATCTGGCCGATCGACATAACGCGCAGTACGGCAATCCGATCGGCTTTGTGATGAAAAAAGCGGAGGAGGTCATGAAGGAAGCCGAGCGGGCAAAGTCGGACCCGAGCTGTCTTGCCCTATCCACGCACTTCGCGGTAGAATTAGAACAACAGCTCGAAAGTATGGGTGTCAACCTGCCTCCCGGAGTTCTCCGGGGACTGGGGACAAGCGCAATCGCCGTTGCGATCCGCGAATGGGAAAAAATAAATCAGGAGTACGAGGCACAGCTCACCCCTCAACAACCAAAACAAATCTCATGATCGAAGACTATACCGCCGAGTGCGAAGTGCATAAGGTCAAGTACAACAAGCGTATCAAGAACCTCTGGTGGTATGGCCAGTGGACGGCATGCAAGCATACGAATGCGACCTACCACGGATGGCGCAATTATATGGCATGCCCGGACTGCAAGATCGGAGCGTGGAAGGGAATGAAAATGTCGGATCTTGATCGGTCAAACTTCGAATGACCATAACACTCCACGGCCATGTGCCAAGCAAGAAAAACTCGAAGCGCCTCGTCTACGCCGGGCATCGGCCGGTGATGATAAGCTCGAAGGCGCACGAAGCATGGCATACGGTCGCATCATACGAACTCAAAAGCCAAGTGAAGGGGTCGGCGAATCGCATCGCGCTCTCCGGCCCCAAGCAAATTTCAATAACTATATTCGGAGCGACACGACGCAAGGAGGATCTCACGAATAAAGCGGAAAGTCTGATGGATCTTCTTGTGGATAACTTCGTCCTCGCGGACGACAATTGGGAGGAAGTGCCAGAGATCTATCTTCGCTACGGCGGATACGATAAAGCGAATCCCAGGGCAGAGATAGAGATATCGGCAGTAAAGGTCGGCAAACCAACATCAAAAAAATCATGATCCAAATAACCATCACGAAGAACGACGACGGGACATTCACCGCCGCCTATTTCGTTGCGGGACAGGGTGAGCAGCAGAGCCAGACGTTCGCGGATGTCCCGACCCTCACGGCCGGTCTTCCCGAGATCCTCGCGCTCGAACTCGCCGCAGAGCAGAAGCAGGCAGGCGAATAGTACGATCGGGGGCGCGGGAGATTCCCCGAGCAGGGTCTCCCGCTGGGAAAATAGGCGAACCACGCCGCGGCTGGTCTTTTACTTCTACCCAGGTACTCCCCACCCGCCGGGTATCAGGCCGCCCCCGACACTCCTTTTAAAATGTTGTATAATATAATTCATGAAGATCACGCTCATACCAATTGAAGATCTCAAGCCCTACGGCAAAAATGCAAAGAAGCATCCCAAGGGGCAGATAGAGGCGATCGCCCGGAGCATCAAAGAGTTCGGGTTCAATCAACCGGTAGTCGTCGACAAAAATAATTCGGTCATCGTGGGTCACGGTCGCATGCTCGCGGCCATACAGCTCAAGATGTACGATGTGCCGGCGATCAAGGCAACCGACCTCACGGATGCGCAGATCAAAGCGTATAGGCTCGCGGACAATAAACTGAACGAAAGCGACTGGGACATGGACCTCGTGATCGAGGAACTGAAGGAGCTGAAGCTCGAAGGCCTCGATATCACGATTACCGGATTCGATGACGATCTCACGATCGAGACGAAGGAAGACGATGACGCACTCGGGGAAGCCATGGGAACGATAGAGCCGATCGTGAAGGTGGGAGATCTCTGGCGGCTCGGGGATCATCTGCTTTATTGCGGCGATGCCACGGAAAAGAAGTCATACGATCGCCTGCTGGGCAAGGACCGGGCAAGAATGATATTCACGGATCCGCCCTATGGCATCAAATACCAGGACAGCGACGGCGAGGGCATCATGAACGACGACAAAAAAGATGCGGCGCTCGTGAAGTTCTTCCAAGATGCTCTGAAACAGATCCATGCATATTCGGCGAATGACGCCACGCTCTACTGGTGGTACAGCGAACGATTCACGGCGGAGAACCTCGAGGCATGGGGGGGGGGCCGGATGGAAGTGGAGCCAGACGGTGCATTGGCTAAAGAACGGCCCCACATGGGCGCCAAGCCTCCTGTATCAGCGTCTAAGCGAACCCTGCATGGTGGGATGGAAGAAGGACAAGAAGCATTATCAGGATCTCGCATTTTCGAAATTCACGGAGCTATGGGATCTCCCCAAAGCCCGCTTCGCGCAGCATCTCGATTGGTGGTACGAAAAGCGCGACGACCCGAAGACCTATATCCATCCGACGCAGAAGCCAGTGCAACTCTCCGAACGCGCGATAAAGCGATCGAGCGAGAAGGGAGATATCGTGCTGGATGTGTTCTGCGGATCCGGGAGTTCGCTCATAGCATGCGAACAGCTCGGGAGAAAAGGTCGTGCGATGGAACTCGATCCCAAGTTCTGTGATCGCATCATAAAGCGGTGGGAGAATTTAACGAAAAAAACGGCGAAGAAATTAAAATAATTCTATCGGAAAATGACCATCACCTGCATCAAGAAGCATATAGTCCTCTCTAAAGATCCGGGCAAAGGAACGATTCTCATAAAGTGTCGCCCGCACAAAGAATTCGAGGAGATGATGCAGTGTCCGACGAGAGAAGGTCAAAGGGAATATCATCTGCCCTGGGGATTCAATCCGAAGAAGATCGAGGGCGTGCAATACGTGCCTGATCCTCTGACGGTGATCAATAAGAATATCGACGAGAATGAAAAAGAAAATCGGCAAAAAATCGAAAAAGACGCCTAAAAATACCAACCCTGCCATCAGGAAAGAGCAGGATGGAGTTCGTGATCCCAAAACTGGGCTATTCCTTCCCGGCCAATCGGGAAATCCAAGCGGCCGGCCGAAAGGCGTCTCGATAACGAAAATGCTCCTCGAGACGCTCGAGAAAACGCCTGAAGGTTCGAAGATCACCTACGCTGAAGCGATCCTCAAGAAGCTCCTCACAAAAGCGATCGCCGAAGGCAACACGACGGTGCTGCTCGAGATATGGGACAAGATTGACGGCCGGTCGAAACAAACGCTCGGGTTCGAAGACGATGATCTCGCGGTGTTCCTGCGCGGCCCGGACAAAAAGAAAGAAATATAGCCATGACACGATACTGCTCACACTGCCAAATAAGGCTCGGAAGAATATACCTCGAGGCACCGGTCACGCGCACCGGAAAAAAGCGCTATACGCGTGTGTGCTGGAACAAGGACTGCCCGCTCTTCAAGCAAATAATCAAAAAGAAAACCAATGCGCGAGCTTGATATCGATAAGATCTCCAATTTCACCGAGAAGCAGACACGCGCCGAGGGATTGGTGTACGACTTCAAGTACCTGCTCTATGGCGGCGCAATGGCCGGCGGAAAGTCATACTGGCTCAGGTGGATGCTCGTAAAGCTCCTTGTGTATTGGGCGATCAACGGCGTTCGGCATCCGACAGTCGCTCTCTTCTGTGAAGACTTCCCAAGCCTCAAGGACCGGCACATATCGCGCATCAAGCATGAGTTCCCGCCCGAGCTGGGAACGTACAACGCTACCGACCACAACTTCACGCTGAAGAAGCGGTGGGGCGGCGGCACGATCGCATTCAGAAACCTCGACGACGCGAGCAAATATCAATCGAGCGAGTTCGCCGCGATCGCTGTGGACGAGCTGACGAAGAACGATCGCAATACGTTCGACTTCCTCCGCACTCGTCTCCGCTGGAAAGGCATCAAGCATCCGAAGTTCATCGCGGCAACCAATCCGGGCGGGAAGGGATCGCAATGGGTGAAGCAGATGTGGCTCGATCGCATCTACGACCCGAACGAAAAGGAAAGCGACCAGTTCATGTACGTGGCGGCGAAAGCGAGCGACAATCCGTATATCACCGGCGACTACATGCGCACATTGGAATCGATGCCGGAAGTGCTGCGACGGGCGTTCCTCGAGGGCGACTGGGATGTGTTCCAAGGGCAATACTTCAAAGAATGGCGGCGGGATCTCCACGTCATCACGCCGAAGATGCCTCTGCGCTACCACAAGAAATATATCTGTGTGGACTATGGCTATGCGGCGCCGTCCTGTGCGCTCTGGTTCTACGTCGACGAGTTCGGTCGCGCGATCTTCTACCGTGAGCTGTACAAGACCGGCCTCACCTATCGGGCATTGATGGCCGAAATCTGCGCTATGACGCCTCTCGACGAGGAAATCGTGTACATGGTCTGCGATCCCGCTATCTGGGCCAAGAAGGGCGAAAATGACCACGAATTGAGCGGTGCAGACATCATGGCGGCCGAGTATCAGCTGATCCGCAAAAGGACGATCATTATGCAGAAAGGAGACAACCGGCGCATACCCGGATGGACGGTCATGCGCGAATATCTGGCGCCGGCGATGGTGAACGGCGTCCTCTCCCCAAGGATGCTCGTATGCGAAACGTGTCCGAACCTGATCCGCACACTGCCCTCGCTCATTTACGACGACAAGAACGTGGAAGACTGCGACTCCGACGGCGAAGATCACGCACCGGACGCAGCACGCTATGGCCTCATGAGCAGGCCCCAAGCATCGCATGCCGTGGCAACAACCGTAGGCGACAAGGTCGGCCGCCTGCTCGGGCAAAACACCTTCCGAGGCAATAATCAGTACAGTGCCGAGGATCGTAAAAAAGACTCATTCGAATGAGCGGCAACGTATCGGGATTCCCAAAACAGAAAACGCCGGCCGAAGAACTGGAGAATATCCAGGTGCTTCAGGACGCGCTCTCGAAAGACGAAATGCGGCTCGTCATGGCGTACCGGAAACTGGTGCCGCTATCGACGCTCAAGGTCTCCGTGCGGCAAGGCGGCAAAATTGTCGATATCGTGATCACGCATCAAGAGTTCGTGCCTCTTGACGGCAGAGAGTAGAGTGCTAAAGTTATCTCATAAGCGCTGAAGCCACGGCGAGCGCACCCAAACGAGGTGCGCTATTTTATTACCCACAACACACATGAGCTTTCTGAAGGACATGAACAAATATACGCGCACGGTCACCATGCCGGGCGGGTATGGGCATAACCTCCCCGATACGATCCGCCAGATCGATCGCCACTGGGAGGGAAAGTTCAAAGGCGGAACGCAGGACTCGCAAGGAAAGTACAAATACTGGATGCACACATCGCGGCCACTCTCGGAGATGGCCTCGAAGAACGTCGACGTGAACACCTCGATGATCAAGCTGATCGGCATACCGAAGCAAAGCGAGCTATCCACATGGGTGATGGAGCGCGAGCTTCGCCAATGGCTGACCGAGAACGACTTCGATAGCCTCCTGAACGATATCGTCGAGCAATACCCGAAATTCGGGCATGTGGTGATCAAGAAGCATAAGCGCGTCGGCGAATCGATCGGCGTCTCGATCGTGCCGATAGAAAACCTCCGCATGGATCCGAGCAACAAGTGGCTCAAAGATTCCGGGTTCGTGGGCGAGCTTCACCGCATGAGCCGCGGCGAGATTCTCCGTCACAAGGAATGGGATAAGAACGAAGTGCAACGCCTCTTCAAGATCGGCAAGCAGGATTACGATATTTATGAATACTACACAATGGAAGAAGAAGGCTATAAGCGCACGTGGTATGCCTGGGTGATCCGTCCGAACGCATCGAGCGGCGGCAGCACATTCGGCATCGAAGCGAACATCAACCAGCCGGACAACATGGCATTCCCTCCGATCAAGCTCTACAGCGACGAAGTGGATGAACTGCCATACCGGGAATTGAAATGGAGCAACGTCGCTGGCAGGTGGCTCGGAGGCGGAGAGATGGAATACCTCGCCGACAATCAGCGTCATGACAATGAGACTGGCTACCTCGAGCTGAAAGGACTGTATCTGAAGGCGCTCAAGATCTTCACGACCGACGACGACAGCCTCGGAGGGAACGTGATACGTGAAATGCAGATCGGGCAGCTCATCAAAACGCAGGGCGACCTCAAGATGGTGCAAAGCGACAACACCGACCTCTCGGCATTCAGCCAGAACAACGCGCGGTGGGACAAAAACGCCTCCCAGAAGGCGTTCTCAAGCGATCCTGCGGGAATGGGCGGCAAGCCGAACAAACAGGCCATAGCGTGGCTCCAGTCGAACACAGCGAGCTACTACAAAAAGAAGCAGGAGAACCTCGGTATCTTCCTCCGTAAGCTCCTCATGAACGACATCCTCCCGAGCTTCAAGGACGACAAGAAGCGCAAGCACATGTTCACCTTCGTGGGATCGTATGCGGACATCGATCAGTTCACGAAATTCATCGTCGAAGCGCAGGTGAATAATGCCGCGCTCGCGTACGTGAAAAAGACCGGGTTCATGCCGAGCCAAGATGAACGCGCGAAGGAATCCATGCGCATCGAGAAAGCGCTCCGCAACCGGAACAACCACGGCATGGAGATCCCGGCATCGTTCTACGAGAACCTCGTCGCGCGACTCGAGATCGTGATCACCGGCGAGAACAAAGACCTCCAAGGCATGACGCCGATCCTCCAGCAGTTCCTCACGCTCATTGCGCAAAATCCGGCAGTGCTTCAGAATAAAGCTACGAGAGCGATCGCATTCAAGATCCTCGAGTTCAGCGGCATGCAACCGGCCGAACTCGATATGCTCGAGCAGCAAATGACCCAGCAGGCGAACTCTCCGCAGGCGCAGCAACCGCAAGGACCAGGCGCAGGCCAGCCAGATCCGAACGCTCCGATGAAGCCCGGCGCATCGATGCCTAAAATTGCGCCGCCGGGAGGCAATAACGCCCCCGCTGCAGTCGGCGCCGGGCCAACCAGCAAACAACTATGAAACTAACCCCTCTCAATACACAGGTTCTGAACACCTATCGCGCGATGAAAGCCGCGCACCTAGAATACTGCGAGAAGGTGATCGCGGAGATCGGTGACCTCGAGCATCTCTCCAAGGAGGAGTTCGAAAGCGCAAAGATTGCCATTGTCGCAATACGGAAGTACTTCATCAACCCGGTCAAGCTCTCGGAGCGGGTCGAGCCGGGGCAGGAAGTAGGAAAAACACAGGAAGATTTCGGATAATAAAACATCACTATGGACGACAATTATAACTTCACCAATATCACGACCCAGACGACGACCATCGTATCGACGACCGGGTCGAAGCTGATCAAGGTCATCATCAATACCCCGCTCGCAAACGGCGTGGTGACGATCTACAACAATAAAGTCGGAAGCGGCGCAAAACTCGGGACGATTACGCAGGCCTCGGTCTTGACCGCAATCGGACCGAACGCAGTCGAGTATGGCGTCTCAATGCAGAATGGCATCACGATCGTGACCTCCGGCGCGAACCAGGACATCACCGTTGTGTGGAAATAGAAAAGTCTTAGAATAAAAATAATATGGCAAAACTACCAAGCGAATCTGATGCTGGATCCATGAAGGGATATAACCCGAATCTTGGACTGCCAAAAAATCAGGTTCCCAATTCCGGCTACACGCCGAAGACAGGACCGGCCGCACCGAAGATGAAACCCGGTGCGTCTCCGATGAAGATCAATCCGCCCGGCCGCATGCGCCCAACGCCTATGCAGAAGCCGGCTCGACGTCGATCGCCTCGTCCGCGATTGAATAAAAAAATGATCGCATAAGATCATGGCAAAACACACACCGAAAGGATCCAAAGGACAGACCGGAAAGCAGCTCACGAAAGTGCCGCATGCTCCCGGAACGCCCGGCGGAACAGAAGTGCGATCTGGGAAGTATCCTGCGAAGGGTGCGCCCAGACGCAGGCTTGCAATGGTCAGCTTGAGAGCTGCGCCAGTGGATGCCCAGCAGAAGGGCAGCAAAAACATGAAGGCCGCAAAATCGGCGTTCAATCGGATGAATAAAAAAGGTCGGAAATCCTAACACCATCAAAACCATGGAAACAGCAGGATCAAAACAGGCAAAGAGAGCATTCAACAAGATGACCGGCAATGGACGCACGAAGCCGGCAGGTGCGATCACCAAGGGGAAGACGTACCAAGCAGCCTCGAAGCTTACCGGTCACAAGGCGCCGGGCATCACGAAAGGATCTGGCAATCGGAAGGCCGCGCAAGCGACACGATCTGGTCGCCAAGGTGCTATGCCGGGAGTTCCCGCATCAACCACGACCGGAGGCGGCCGTAAGATGCATTCGCAAGGACCGAAAGGTGCAGTGAAGCGCAAAGTCAATCGAATATAAACGGCAGGTCTGGCTCTCTGTACCATGGGCGGAATAAAACCGGCCAAGGCGCTCATGGCACAGGGAGTCATCCCTGTGAGTCGAGGATCTCTTAAAACCTCCGTCGATCTTCGAACGTCGACGCTAAATCGAGTAACCATCTCTTAAAATGGAGAACGAAAAAACCCCGAATGCCAACGGTAACAATGGCAGTGAGCCAAGCCTCGAAGATCTCATCAAACAAAATAACGAGGCCACCGACTTGGAAACGGTGAAAAAGCTGAATACGCAAATTTTCGCACGTCTCAAAAAGACGGAAGAAAAACCGAAGGACGATAAGGGTAACGAGCAGGTTCCGCAGAATGGTGACCACAAAGTCACGCCTCCGGCATCCAACTCGGAGGAAGCGCCAATCACTACGATGGAGCTGATCACCCTGCAAGGTGACGGCTATTCCAACGCAGAGATCATCAATATCGCCAAACTGGCGAAGGAGATGAAACTGACGCCCGCAGCGCTGATGGCTAACCCCATCCTCAAAGCCGGCATCGAGGCGCAAAGAAAGCAGACCCGCGGTCGGGACGGTACACCCCCCCCGAGCAGTCGCGTTGGTTCGATCTTGTCTAACGACGAGATTCCGGGCTACAGCGATGCGAAGACCCCTGCCGATCGGCAGAAAGCGGTCATCGATAATGCTCGATCTGTCTTCGAGAAGCGTGTTCAGGGAAAACAAGGGGGTAGCGAAGAATAACCCATCTTTAACAACTTAAAATGGCTAGTTTTTCCAGTCAGTTTACAGCAGCCAACCTCGCAGCTTCCATCCCGGAAATTTGGACCCCGATCGTACTCGAACAGATGTTCGCGTCGACCGTCGCATCCAACTTCTTCCTCGATTTGAGCGAGTACGCGACTGAAGGCGGCTCGACGTTCGACATTGCGAACCTCTACACCAACACGTTCTCGGTGCAGACGCAGTCGACGCAGGGCGCCCAGGTCACACTCGCGGATCCGGCACAGGTGAAGGTGCAGCTCGCGATCAACACGCACAACTACGTTGCCGCCCTCGCAGGCGACAAGGATATTGCCCAGCTCCAAAAGAGCTTCAATTTCAACGTAGAGTACGCGAATCAGATGAGAAAGACGACTATGAACGCCCTCGAGGTCTCCCTCTTTGGCCTCTGGTCCTCGCTCTCGACGAACTTGATCACGAACAGCGCCGCAGCCTTCACGGATCAGGAAGCCCGCCAGGCGATCGCCAACATCGAAGCCCAAAACCTCGACGACACGGAGTTCGGGAACCTCGCGTTCTTCCTCCATCCGAACGTGTTTTGGAACCAGGCGGCGGCGATCACCAAGTATTACCAGGCCTATTCGTTGAATAGCCGGGACAATAGCTCCGTTGTGGAATCAGGCACGATCAATGGCAAACCCCATTCGAACGGCCTCCGCGGCGAGATCTATAACATCCCGATCTATGTCTCGACGAACGTCGTGGATAACTTGGGAGGCTACCGTAACCTGTTGGCCCACAAAAACGCATTCGGCTTCGGCATTCAGACCCCAGGTGGTTCGAAAGTCCGCGTTCAGAGCGAGTATCTCCTTGAGAACCTCGGCCTCTTGATCGTGACTGACATCATCTTCGGTACGATCGTCGTCCGCGATCCGTTCGGTGTGGTCATTACAGTTTCCGATACCGCCACGGTCTCCTAGTGAGTCGTGACCCTATCTCTTGTGCGCCCTGCCACAGCAGTTTGTGGTGGTGGGGCGAGAGTTGCGCACACAAACTCTCTCGCCTCGCATGCACAGGAAAAACTAGCCATGGTACACTTAAAACAATGAAATTCCAAAAGCTATATTGGTTCCGAAAGCCGGACGGCAACATCGTCCAGTTCACGGAAAAAGACGCATGGCAGCCCTATGCGCAATACGAACCTCGCTGGAAGCTCATGGGAGTATCCAATGGGCAGATCTATCGGGAGATGACGAAGGTGCCGCGCAATGCGCTCGCCGTATTGATGGCGCAGCGGACCCAGCTCATCAACGCCAAACAGACGATCCCGGCGAAGCTCGAGCGCGACATCGAAAAGGCAAACTTGGTGTTCAATAAGGCCAATAACGATGCCCAGCGAGCCGAATACACGGCAGCAAAAGGTCACTTTGAACGGCCGCCCCGCAACACGAAAGTGTACATGGGCGATCCGGAGCTGATCGAGGAGATGCGCAACGGCGGCATCCGCTCGAAACTCTCCGTCGACTAGCATGAAGGAGATGACGACAATGCCGAATATCGGCGGAGGTCTCGACCGCAAGGTCCGGGATCGGCTGATCTGCATCAACAACGAATGCTGGGACGTCGTATCGAAGAAGATCCGCACCGGCCTCACGAAAGACACGACGGACTACTCGACGATCAACACGGCCATGGAGCTTCTTGAATCGCGCAGCACTCCCGAAGACAAAAAAGCGGTGTTGCGTCAGCTCATCGTGGGCGGGAAAATGACCCCGCAGAAAGCGTCCGAGGTCAATGAGCTATTCGAGCGCGAACTGTCGCTCTGCATGGATACCAAGATCCAAATAGCGATCAGAAAAGGACTCTTGCCGGCGCCGAGCAAGAACGATCCGATGATGGCACGAATGAACCGGCGCATACCGAAAAAATGACGATCAAACCATTGCGCAACAACCTATTCGTCGAACCTCTTGCGGTCGAAAACAAGAGCAAGTCCGGGATCATCATCACCGGCGCGGACGAACCGAGCGGCACGAAAGGAACGGTGAAGTATGCCGGGCCTCTCTGCATTGCCGTGAGTGTTGGCGACGTGGTATATTATAAAAAATATGCACCCGAGGAGATCGAGCTTGAAGGCGTGACATACGGCGTGATCTCCGAAGATGATGTAATGGCAATCATTCCACAAAATCATGAAGGATAAAAATAATTTCTACGTGAAGAATCCCCACGGCACAGTGGTCGTGGTGGGAGAGAGCGAACTCGTGGGCATCAAGCGGAATA